CATCCCGCCCGAGCAGTTCCTGATCGACAACGAGGCACCGACAATCGACGAGGCTCTCATCGTCGGTCGGCGCAAGCTCGCGACGGTGTCCGAGCTGGTGGCGATGGGGTACCCGCGTGAAGTCATCGAGGAGAACGCAGGCTCTGGCGGCTTCGAGATGAACATGGAGACGCTCGCACGTAACCCGGCAGACCAGTCGTTCTTTGGTATTACGCAGGGCGCTGACGAGAGCACGGACAAGGTCTACTACGTCGAGGCGTACATCCGCATCGACAAGGACGGTGACGGTATCGCCGAGCTGCACAAGGTCTGCACGGTCGGGAACGGCGCAGTCGTACTTCACGACGAGATCGTGCAGCAGGCACCGTTTGCGCTGCTGTCACCGGATCCGACACCCCACACGATCTTCGGTAAGTCTATTGCCGATCAGACGATGGACTTGCAGCTCATCAAGTCTGCCATTGTCCGCAACACGCTCGACAGCCTCGCGCAGTCAATCCACCCGCGCACAGCCGTCGTCGAATCACAAGTCAACATGGACGACGTGATGAACAACGAGACGGGCGCAGTTATCCGTATGCGCTCGATGGGTGCCGTGCAGGCTCTCTCGACGCCGTTCGTCGGGCAACCGGCTCTCGGGGTGCTTGCATACCTAGACGACGTGAAGACGCAGCGCACGGGCATCTCACGCGCATCGCAGGGGCTTGACGGCGACGTGTTGCAGTCAACCACCCGGTCAGCCGTGCAGGCACAGCTCTCGTCGTCGCAGGAGCGCATCGAGATGATCGCTCGCCTGTTCGCTGACGGCTTGAAGCGCTGCTTCCAAGGCTTGCTGAAGCTCGTCGTGCAGCATCAGGACAAGCCGAAGATTATTCGCCTGCGCAACAAGTTCGTGCCAATCGACCCGCGCAGCTGGGACGCGAATATGGACATGGTCGTCAACATCGCGCTTGGTCGCGGTTCAGACGACCAGCGTATGCTGTTCCTGATGCAGATACTCGCGCAGCAGAAGGAAGTGATCGAGAAATACGGCCCGAATAACCCGCTCGTAGACTTGCAGCAGTACCGCAATACGCTCGCGCAGGTGATCCAGTTGTCCGGGTTCCAAGACCCGTCGCAGTTCGTGAAGGAAGTCGACCCGGCTGCGGTCGACGCGTATATGCAGCAGATGTCGCAGCAGCAGAAGCCGATGGACCCGACCGAGATGCTGGCTCAGGTTCAGGCGAAGCAGATTGAGGCCGACATCCTGATCGCTGCCGCAAAGCAGGAGCTGGAGACGAAGAAGGCGCAGGCAGACGCGGACTTTAAGCGCGATCAGCTCATGGTCGACGCGATGCTCAAGGCGGCAGAGATCGAGGCGAAGTACGGATCACAAGTCAACATGGCCGTGATTAACGCCGAAGTGAACCGCCAGCGCACCGAGATACAGGAGATGTTCTCTCTCCAAGCGCAGCGCGAGCAGGCCATGCTGAATATGAACCAGATACCGCAACAGGCACCGGCACCGCAGATGATGCCGCCAATGCCTCCGCAGATGATGTAACAGGACGCAATGACCCCGCACGAACTCGAAGACATCTACCGCGCCGCTACGTCTCTTGCGAGAGACAAATCAACGGACGAAGTGCTGCGTCGCATGGAGCAGTCGTATATCGAGAAATGGAAGATGTCGCACCCGGATAGGGGCGACGATAGGGATGATGCGTACAGGATGGTGCGTGCCATAGGCGAGTTCAGAAACGAGCTAACTGCGCTGGCCGCAGAGCCGACTGTGACTGCTTTCAACCGCCGCTTGAAACGCGGCCCATAAGGGAGTATTTAAGATGGTATCAGCCGAACAATCCCAAGGCGGGGAACTCGGTGTTGCAGAAGCAGCAGCGAAAATGGATGCCCTACTGGGAGCCAAAGATGGCCAACCCGAAGCACCCAAGAGAGCTATTGCCCCTGCCGAGGCTCCAGAGGCCGAGGCGTCGGGGTACGAAGGCGAAGAGACTGAATCGGATGGGGCCGACCCAGCGTATGACGCTGCCCCGGAAGGTGAAGAGCCGGAGTACTCCGAGGATACCGAAGGCGCGGATACAGAACCGCTTCCGCTTGACGCACTCGTCACCGTTAAGATTAACGGCAAGACTGAGAACATCACGCTGAAGGAGGCTCTCGAAGGCTACCAACGGAACTCCGATTACACGAGGAAGACGCAGGCGCTAAAGCAGGAGGTGCAGACCTTCGCGCAGGAGCGTCAGCAAGTGGAAGTCGAGAAGCAGCAGTACGGTCAGCTCATTAATGCGCTGCACCAACAGCTACAGCAATTCGCGCCGCAGGAACCCAACTGGGAGCAACTGCATCGCGATGACCCGCTCAACTTCCCAATCGTCGAGAAGCAGTGGAGAGACTATAAGGAGCGTGTGGCTGCGACAGGAGCCGAGCGCGAACGTATGGCTCACATGGCCTCTCAGCAGGAGCAGGCGCAGCTTCAGCACATGGTCGAGCGTGGTAGGGAATACCTGTTCAACAAGGTGCCGGAGTGGAAAGACGCGCAGAAGTGGAACGAGGCAAGGAGCAGGCTTCGCGACTATGGCCAGAAGGTTGGCTATACGGACGAGGAACTCGGAGCCGCATACGATCCACGGGCGATCTTGGTGCTTGATAAAGCGAGACGCTACGACGCAATGATGGCCAATCGTCCCAAGCCAGACCAGTCTGCCGGGCCGAAGCCAATGCGTTCAGGCACTATCGCCAACACTCCACGCGCAGCGACGGAAGTCTCTCGTGCAAAGGATCGTCTCAGTAGAACCGGTAGCGTCGATGACGCTGCTAAACTTTTTGGACTTCTCGACAGGAGAAAATGATCATGGCTTCAGTTACCAACGCAAAGACGTACAACGCCGTCAATTCGATGCGCGAAGACCTCTCGAACATCATCTACGACATCAGCCCAACCAGCACCCCGTTCACGTCAAATATCGGTCGTGACACGGCTGACAACACATACTTTGAGTGGCAGACAGACGTACTCGCAGCCGCAGACGGCTCGAACGCAGCACTCGAAGGCGCAGCCGCCGGTGACGCTGACTTCGTTGCCACCAACCGCGTCGCGAACTACACGCAGATTTCTACGAAGATCGTTGCCGTCTCCGGCACGGCTCAGTCGGTCAACATGGCCGGTATGCGCACTCTCTTGGCTTATGAGCAGGCCAAGAAGGCAAAAGAGCTGAAGCGCGACGTCGAGAAGATCATCTGCTCGAACCAAGCAGGCAACGCAGGCAGCACGTCAGCTGCCCGTAAGACTGCCGGTCTACCTGCGTGGCTGATCACAAACAGCATCGCGAACTCAGCCGTCGTCCCTACGATGTCGTCTGCTCCAAACGGCTATCCGAATGCCGCGTGGACATCTCTCTCGACCTCGACTGACGTCGCCTTCACAGAGACGATGCTGAAGACAGCGATCCAGAGCGTCTGGACGCAGGGCGGAGAGCCAACAATCCTGATGACCGGTCCGTACAACAAGACCGTCGCATCCGGCTTCGCTGGCCTCGCTGCGCAGCGTATGTACAACGACTCAGCAGCTCCGCTGAAGATCGTTGCGACCGCTGACATCTACCTCTCGGACTTCGGTCAGGTGTCGATTGTACCTAACCGCTTCTTCGACGAGCGCTTCGCTATCGTCATGGACCCAGAGTACGCATCTATCTCGTACCTCCGCCCATACGAGACAATCGACATCGCCTCAACTGGCGATGCGACGAAGAAGGAACTCGTCGTGGAGTACGGCCTGCGCATCAAGAATGAGCTGTCCGCTGCCGCGATTGCGAACCTCACGCCGTCGGCTTAATCTGATCGGGGCCGGGTAACACCGGCCCCTATCACTTGAGGGGAGAGAACAATGGCTGAAGAATTTGCGCCTGGCGTGTTCACACTGGGCTACGACGGCTTCACCGGCGAAATGTCAAAGATGCACGTCGACACCGACGGCAAGATGCACTTCACGAACGAGACACAGATAGACGCGATTGCTGAAGAGAATATCGCAATCCGCAACGACGTATCTCGCACTGCGAAATCAGGCGACATGGTGCGAGTTGCTCGCATCCCGATGGCCGTACACTTTGACTTGATGCAGCGCGGCATCCTGCGCGATAATATCGCAATGCGACGCTGGCTGAAGTCTGAAGAAGCCGCTCCATACAAGACGCACTGGATGAACGGATGACCACAATTACGGACTACGCATCTCTCCAGTCGCAGATCGCGGCTTGGCTCAACCGGGACGATCTCACGGCTCAGATACCCGTGTTCATCCAATTCGTTGAGGCAGACATTAATACGCGCCTGCGCACTCGTGAGATGATTGTCCGTGCGACCGCCACCAGCTCGGCTGAGTACGTACAGCTACCGGCGGACTGGCTCGAGGCCATCAACCTCCATATCGTCGACGGCCAGCAGCCGATCCGCTTCGTGACGCTCGACGAGGCAGACCGCATCAACAAGCTGCAGAACTACACCGCGTCGACGTTCTACTCTCTGATGAACGGCGCAATCGAACTCGTACCGGCACCCGGTGACGACGTCGAGATCGAGATGATCTACTACGGCAAGGTGCCTGCGTTGAGCGATGCCGCGACGACGAATTGGCTGCTCACGAAAGCGCCAGACCTGTACCTGTACGGCTCTCTCGTACACGCCTCGCCGTTCCTGATGGACGATCAGCGGATTCCGACATTCGCGTCTATGTACTCGACGCGCTTCGAGGCTCTCAATGATGAGAGCAAGACGTCAACGCACTCCGGTGGGCCTCTCGTTGCCCGTACACGCATCACTTACGGATAAGGAGCTACCATGCCCGGCTTTACCAATTTCTCTGAGGACTTGGTCCTCGACTTCCTCTTCACGGCATCGACAGCCACTCGCCCGACGGCGTGGTATGTCGCACTCTACACCGTAGCCCCCGGCGAGGCCGGTGGCGGTACGGAGTGCTCAGGCACGTCATACGCTCGCCAGAGCGCATCGTTCACCGTGTCAGGCACAGCGCCGTCTCAGGCGGCTAACAGTGCCGCAGTCGAGTTCCCGACCGCTGGCGGTTCGTGGGGTACGATTGTAGCGGCAGGTGTGTTCGACGCATCTACTTCCGGCAACCTCCTCGCATACGCCGACCTGACGACGTCGAAGACAATCGACACGGGCGACGTCCTGCGCTTCAACACTGGCACACTCATCGTAACGCTGGACTAATATGGCGAACGGTCGTGACTATGGCTCATTCGACTACGGCATAGGCGTATACGGTCAGGCTCTGATCGTAGACGCCGAAGCTACTATAGTCGCGACGAGCAACTCGACCGCCGCACCAGTAGAGACATCAGCGGCAGCGGCAACGGCTGCGGTTCAGAGTAACGCCACGGCGACCGTGGTGCGCATAGAAGCTGCCGCGATGACTGCTGCGGCTACGAGTAGTGCGTCGGCGGCGGCTGTAACGATCAAGTCAGCCGCAGAGACGATCTCGGCAACGTCAAGCGCTTCAGCAGCAGCCCAGCGCGTGCGCACTGCGGCGATCACGGCTGCGGCTCAGAGTAGTGCTGCCGCCACTTCGATCCGCGTGCAGCCAGCCTCCGCTACGGGCGCGGCGCAGAGCGGCGGCACGGCTGATCCGTATGTCGTGCAGCTCGCTGCGGCTACCGGTGCGGCGACGTCTTCGGCTACGGCTGCGGTCGTTCGGATCAGGTCTGCCGCGATCACAGCCGCAGCCACCAGCTCCGCGAGTGCGGGTGGCACTGCGACGTATTCTGGTGTATTGAATATCGAAGCACAGAGTGCGGCAGAAGCGTCACCAGTGCGGATACTATTCGGCATCGCGTCGTCGATTGTCGTATCTAGCATGACGGCCAACGGTCGCTACTTGTGGGAGCCAGACGCGGTCCCCGCGGAGACGTGGTCAGCGGAGACGGTGTCGGACGAGATGTGGACGCCGGTGGGCAACTCTGGCGGTTCGTGGGCGGTGCTGGACGTGGCGAGCGATACTTGGACACCGGCGAGCACATCGCCACAGACA